AATATATGGGGAATAAGACACTATAATACAAATAGACAACTCTTATACACATCAGAAACCGATTTCGGTATTTTACTATTAAAACCATACTATCCAATATGGAAGAAGCACGCAGAGTTAGATATCATGAAAAAAAATGATAATTATTATATGATAACAACTGATGATGCGAACCCCAATGATTATACGTCAACAACAACAATAAATACAGAATATTCCTATTTCAATTACACTGTATTAGGAAAAAAAATGCCATATGATTTATATGGAAATGCATATAAGATGTATAATAATAATCCCAATAATATTATTTATATTAATGTAAAATTTATAGATAGTTATTTATATTTTGGTAGATATTCATTATATGATGTTATTGACAATGATATAATCAACCAAATCTATACACCCGGTATATTTACAGCGGCACCAACCTCACACCCTACTTCAATACCCTCATCAGCTCCAACTTCTATGCCCAGTTCTTCAATGCCAAGTTCTATACCTAGCACGTCATACCCGACTTCCATTCCTACTTGTATTCCTACGAATGTTCCCTCTGTCGTTCCTAGCACTATACCAACTTCTATACCAAGCACTTCAATACCTAGTTCTATACCTACATTAAGACCAACTCCTATACCAACTTCTATACCAACATCGCCTACACTATATCCAACAAGCATACCGTCATCTATATTATTAAAAAAAGAAGATGATAATATATTATCCCTCTCATTATCTAACGACAATGTAGTATTATTGATTGCAATAGCTTTAATAATAATATTAGCTTTTACTTGTTTATGGAAATGTAAGGGATCTGGTTGTAGTTTGAATGCTTGTAATAACACTACTAACACTACTAATAACATTAATGATACTAAACATAATGATGATACTAAATATAATGATGATAACGATTATGTAAATAATAATACTGCTGCTATTGCTCCTGCTGCTATTGCTCTTCCTTATCCTTATCCTGCTCCTCTTCCATCAAAAATTATTGCTCCTTCTGCTCCTCCTTCTAAACTTGCCCCTCCTCCTTCTTTTGCTCCTCCTTCTGAACCTGCTCCTCTTCCTTCTGCTCCTCCTTCTGCTCCTTCTGAACTTGCTCCTACTCCTTCTGAACTTGCTCCTACTCCTTCTGAACTTGCTCCTGCTCCTTCTGCTCCTCCTTCTTCTGTACCTGCTACACTGCCTGCTTTAAATGACAGGTTCAACGATCAATATTCTTCTGGTTTTAGATCGATATATTATAAGTCTGAATATGTATGGAATAATATTTGGCCTTTCACACAGTATAGAAGGTATGTAGAAAGGAAAGAGGAGAAGGAACGCAAAAGAATTAAAGAGCTTGATAAAGAGTTCGCTGGAATTAGGCGCCGACTTAAATATGATGAATGCAAAAAAAAATACGAGGAAAATCCCCACCTCTGGGAACAACCGTGCTTCTTTGTTCCAAAATTAATTAGAAAAGATCCAACCAATAATAAAAAACAAATAAAAACATAGATGGAATATATTTAAAAAATATTATTTTGACATAAAGGACATTTAAATGTAATGTTTAACCATTGTTCTAATTTTTATTTTTTTATAATTTTATTATAGTTTATATTTTCGTCAAGGCGAGTATGTTATCATTTTTATTATCATCGTTATCACTGCTACTATTGGTAGTATCATTTTTATCATCGTCATCATAGAGGTGGATATTGATTTCATTATCATATTTATATTTTTCTTTTAATTTTTTATATTTTTCTATTAATTTTTTATATTTTTGGGGGTCACTAACCTTATAGGGGGTTCCACACATATAACAGGTCATTTTATTCCAACATTTTTTTAGCGGAGTAGACCAATTGTAGACCACATTGTTTCTTACAGATACGTTGTCCTCTTTAAGACGCTGATACCAACAACACGACCGGAAACAATAAGCAGAATAGTAATTTTCATCACAACAACGATTGCAATTTTTATAACATCCGTGATAATAATCAGGTTCAATTTCTTTTAAATCTTTATATTTTTCGGAGGGCTTATAGGGGGTTCCACACATATAACAGGTCATTTTATTCCAACAAGATTTTAGTGGAGTACGTGTTATGGTTTTCTTATTGGTTTCCAGAAATGGGTAGTGCACCTTGAGTGACTGGGAACAACAACAACTATGGGGTGTAGGTTGAACTGAATAATAAGTACACATACAACAACTATTAAAATAATTTTCATCACAACAATGACCGCAATCTTCACGGCGTCGCTTGCCTTCATCACTGTCATTGTTGAGAGCTGAACGAGCTACATAACTCCAGAATAGGCAACAATTAACTCCCCATATAATACCACACATAGGAGAGGGTATAATATACGTGCTATATAAACAACAGCAACCCTCTTCAACTGACATAATTATTTAATTAACAAAAAAATATAAAAATATTTTAAATCAATTTTTTTTTTATGTTTTATTTAAAGTTTATATTTTCGTCAAGGCGAGTATTTTATCATCGCGAGAAATTTATCAAGATTATCATTTTTATCATTTTTATCATTTTTATCATTTTTATCATCATCATCATCATCATCATCATCATCATCATCATCATCATCATCATCATCATCATCATCATCATCATCATCATTTTTATCATTATTATCATTTTTATCATTTTTATCATCATCATCATCATCATCATCATCATCATCATCATCATCATCATCATCATCATCATCATCATCATCATCATCATCATCATCATTTTTATCATTTTTATCATTTTTATCATTTTTATCATTTTCTGCCCCCTTATAGGGGGTTCCACACATATAACAGGTCATTTTATTCCAATAACATTTTATGCAGAATTCAGAAGCTGAACAACAAGAATAGTAATTTTCATCACAACAACGATTGCAATTTTTATAGCATCCGTGACAACAACGATTGCAATTTTTATAGCATCCGTGACAACAACGACTACCCTCTTGCGGATACAGAAGTGTGTTATACACAATAAAACAACACACAGAACCTATTCCGATATATATTATAATATTAGGGATCATTTGATTTAAACTAAAAAATATAGTATTATTTTAAATCAATTTAAAAAAAAATGAAAAAAAATTGATTTAAAATCATTTAAATATTTTATAATATTAATAATATTATAAAAATGGGCAAATCATTCAAAAAAAACACAGACGAAACAAATAAAAATTTATTCAGACGACCTGGTGAAAACAAACGGTTAAAAACCCTGGTACACCACCAACATCGCGCGCATAACAAGAAGTCAGAAGAAGATAATTTCATTGCTAATGCAAAAACCAATTGCTCGCATTTACAAAATTCCTACTGTCCATACCACGCGCGCAATAGTTATCAACCTAAAATAGGTTCGGGGTTCACCAATTCTGTTTCACACGAACTCACATATAGAGAAATGAGACACACTGAACCTGATATATGTGATATGGGCGTATTGAGGAGGAGCAACCACGGCGAGGGTTATTGGGATTCGACCAAGGGTTCAACCGTTGACCGAATAAATAACATACTGGATACCGAAAAATTTGAAGACGGTGTGAGCGACAAAGAAGACAGATTGAGACCTTCAAGTAATTACATAAAATCTTGCAAAAAACAAATAGAGCGTCGGGGAAAAAACACAACATTTAAGGGGCACAATCGCGGTAACAAACATTTATTTTAAAACATTTAATCTCATTTTTTCTTAAAAGGTTTTTTATTTTTCTTGAAAGGTTTATGTAATTTTGCAATTTGATCTTTTTGTGATACTGAACCTTGTGGTCTCAACGCAAATGAATATACGTGTATTTTATTTCCTGATGCATCTATTTCTCCACTATCCGTGACCCTATCTGCATCCAAGTCCTCCTTTTCAATGTTGGGTTTTTCTACCACGACATTTATACAATCTTTTCCATCTTCACTGTTCTCACTATCTTCTTCATCTTCTTCATTATCAGATTTAAAATCACACGAAAACATATTGTCAAGGGTTTCTTCAAATTTTTGTTTTGCACCGTAACACCCTGGACGGCAAGATTCTTTTTCCGCTTTTCTTTCTGCTGCATCACACAATATTCGCATTATGCGGTAATTGGCCGCATACATTTTAATTTCCGCATCACTTTTTATCCTTCTATTTTTTATTTCTACCGTGAGTTTGTCAATACGGGAAAAGTCGCAGCCAAACCCGGGTCTTATATAATCGCGAATATAAGAAGGTATTGGTTCTATTATGGTACCATCTTCGCGTACTTCCGATCGACCAGGGATAGACGCTTTATCTGTATTATCAGTATTATCAGTATTATCACTCATTATAATGATATAAAAATCATATTTATATCAATATAATTTCATTTATATTTATATATTTTTATTAATTAAAACAAATTAAAGAGAAGTAACTTAGTTTTCACTACATATTGTAAATGAATTCATCAATATTCTCATCCATTTTTTCCAGTATTATTTCAGTTAATTTATAGACTATAATTACTTCTGATTTATTACATTTAATAGTAAATGAATTTTGATGGCCTCTACTTTTTTGAGTAATATTTATAATTTTATATTTTTTATATTCTTTATATTCTTTATTGTCATAAGCATAAGGAATTAATACATTCTTATATGGTTCAAATAAATTATTATGTTCATATTTTTTATATATTTTATAATATCTATTAAAAATAATAATTTTATTATTTATTAAATTATTATATAATATTTTTTCTTTTTCATAAAAATCTAAATTATTAATTATAATATTACATTTTTTTTCATAAGGAATTATTTTTCCAGAATAATTATATTCATTTATGGGAAAATTATAATTTCTTAACATTGTAAATTCCAATTTAGATGTTTCATTTATTAAATCTTTTATAGTAATTTCTGATATAAAATATTTTTTAATTATTCCAAACATTGGAGAATTATATTTAATTTTTGATACTGGTACTATTTCATTTGTATTTGAAGCAATTAAGTTAAATAAACATACATAGATATTACTAGTCATATTATCTTCAATATCCGCTTTTTCTTCCCCATCTCTAATTTTTTCAAAAATATTTTTTTCCATTATGAATATAATTTCATTTATATTTATATATTTTTATTAATAAAAAAATTGATGTTTTTTTTCTATTTTTTACATTAGAAACAAAATAAATAAAATGACAAATAAAATGTGTGAAATAATTGGTAGTCGGGTTAAAAAACTGATCAACGCCGAAACAGATCAAAATGGGTATGCATGGGCGAAATCGAACGAAAATGTAAGATCGAGATCCAGATCTGGTATATTACTATACCATGAATATGTTAAATTTAAACCAAACAAGTTAAAATTCGATACCGATAAAGACAAATGGTATCATTATGATTTTGCTCCCGAATTTGTTTCAAACATAAAACCTATTTACTCTTATAATACTGTTAAAAAGGTCATCGGGTTTGATACAAATATTGTTGATATTGAAGTGATGTCTATTGAAGAGGCGCAACAATCCACACGATTAAAGCAACTTTTGCATGCGCCACAGCAGGCTATTGAACTCTTTGGAGATGGAGATGAAGTTAATATGTTGCTTATAAAACGAAGCGTGTATAAAAATGGTATATTTAAATTTATTATGTTAAAATTACTTGTTATGAAATATTGCTCTTATATTAGAGAAAAAACGTGGAAACCCGGGAGTGTACAATACCAGATGGCAAACGAAAGATTTAATTTACTAAAATTAAAATAGTAAATTAAATTGATGTGAAAATATTACTTATCATACTTTATATTGACTAAACGGTTTTTTTATTTGTATCTGTTTGCCTTTCTTTGATATTTGTGTATTATTTTCTACCGAAATGAAGTTTGAATTATATTCTGTTTTCCAATATAGTGCAGATATTTTTGAATTTATTTTGTATGGGGGTGTTGATAAATAATTCATTATAAAAATATATATATATAAAAATATATCAATATATATATTTTATATGACGTTTGATCGAAAAACATTTGTTGATTTAATTAAATCGTTAGATACCCCAATTTTTGTTAAATTAACTGCAACGTGGTGTAAACCTTGCCAACAGATTGCGCCTTTTGTAAAAGAATGGTTTAATAAATTAACAGAAAATAATATTCCATATATTGAAATAGATATTGATGAAAGTATCGACTTATTTGCTATGTTAAAATCGAAAAGAATGATTCAAGGCGTTCCCGTTATTTTATTTTATAATGAAGAGAATGAATCATATATTCCAGATGATAGTGTGAGTGGTACAGATGAACAAATGATTACAAATTTTTTCAAATCAAATATGTAAATCAATATAAATATTTTACCATTATATATACATAATGTTAAAATATACACCACCGTATAACACACGAAGTAGCGGAAAAAAGGAAATTGCTAATAAAGATGAGGATAAAGATAAAGATGAAAAAAAAGATGAAAACGATATTGGGTCAACAAAAATAATAAGAGATAAAAATCATATATACTTTCATTCAGAGGTTAACAGAAATAGTATTTTTACTTTAGTTGAACTAATTAGAAGTTGTGAAATCGAAAATATAACAACTGCTCATAAGTTATCTTTAGAAGATATTCCAATATTTTTACATATAAATTCATTTGGTGGTTCTGTGTTTGATGCACTTACAGCGATTGATGTAATAAAAGGTTGTAAGGTGCCAGTATATACTGTAATTGAAGGGGCTACTGCGTCTGCAGGAACATTGATGAGTGTAGTTGGTATTAAGCGATATATGAGACCTAATTCATATATGTTGATACATCAATTATCTGCTGGTTCGTGGGGTAAAATGTGTGAACTTGAAGATAACCACGCAAATAATAAGTTGATAATGAAAAAGATATTAGATATTTACAAAGAACATACAAATATACCAAAGAAGAAGTTAGATGAAATTCTAAAGCACGACTTATGGTGGGAAATAGATAAATGTATAGAATATGGATTAGTTGATGAAGAATGGGATAGAACTTAAATTATATTTGAATATTAGCGATAAACCTTTAAATTTTTATAGTATATTTATACTATACTACTAATGGATAAGGTAGATTTAAATATAGATAATTATAATTTGAATGATATACTGGAACTTTTTAAATTAGATTATAATTTTGATAGCAGTGATTTAAAAAAAGCAAAGCGTGTTGTTTTAATGACACACCCAGACAAATCAAAATTACCAAAAGAATATTTTCTTTTTTATACAAAGGCATATAAAATGTTATATTATGTATTTGAATTTAGAAATAATGAAGAAAAGAGAAATAAGGGTGATGTAAAATACCAAAATATAGGCAGTGAAGAAGATTATAATGAACATAAACAATTAATTGATAGGATGAATAAGAAGGAAGAATTTCATTCTTGGTTTAATCGTTTATTTGATAAACATTATGATAAAAAAGAATTAAATGGAGAAGGTTATGGTGAATGGTTTAAAAGCGATGATAATATGTATAATAATGATAATGATAATTTTACACAAATGACAAATAATATAGATAATATAAAGCAACAGCAAAAATCACATGCTTTAGTGCGAAAAACCGATATAGAACAGAGCGTTGGTCATAATATGAATTCATCTAATTTATCTTCAAACACAATAGATAATTATTCAAGTGGATTAGGAAATACAGGTATCCAATATAACGATTTGAAACAAGCATTCCAAGAAACACTGATACCAGTTTCGGGGCAAGATTATAAAAATGTAAAAAAATATAATAATATGCAAGATATAAAAATAGATAGAAATCAAAGTAATACTAAACCATTAAGTGAGCAAGAATCATTTGATATTTTAAGAATGCGGGAACATAATGATAATGAAATTTCCAATAAAGCAGCGTATGATTTATTAGAACAAACCCGAAAAAATAATAATAATACCGCTATGTTTTGGGGGTCAATAAAATTATTAGGCAATAAATAATAGTTAATAAAAAATTTAAAAAATAATAGAGTTAAGCGATATTTTTGTATATAGTTAGTATATAGTTAGTATATACAAAAATATGGAAAGAATAAATATATCATTAGGGGCATTATTTATTGTTATAGTATGTGGTACATTATATTCAAGAAAAAAGGATAAACGATTAATGGAAACGTACGATTATGATGATGAGCAAAGTAAATTTATGAGAAAAGTATTAATTGATGAAACACAATTAGCAAAAACAAGTAAACCAATATTATGGGTTCATTTACCATTTGAAAAAAATTCAAGAAACTGGGAAAGTTTTTTTTCAAGAACGAATAATGAAATAAATCAACCCTATATATATTTAACAATTAAGAGTATTATTGAACAAAATGCAACAGATTTTCATATTTGTTTAATTGACGATAATACATTCGGTAAATTAATTCCTGAATGGAATGTGGATATGGTAAAGGTAGGTGATACAGAGAAGGAGAAATTTAGAATTTTAGGAATGTTAAAACTATTGTTTTATTTTGGTGGTATGTTTATTCCTTGCTCGACATTATGTTTCAAATCGTTTAAAGGATTATATAAAGAAAATGTGTCCAAGATGTTTTCTATAGAAACATTAAGTAAGGGAAATTTATCAAATCAAATATCATTACTCCCTAATCATTTATTCTTTGGTTGTAAAAAAGGCGATATCTATTTAGAGGAACTAATTTATTATTGGGGGCAAGATATAAAAAATATGTTGTTTAGTGAAAATACTTTTACTGGGCATTTTGAAAAATTATGTTATTCGTTGGCGATTGATACAAAAATGAATGTTGTAGAAGGAACAAATATAGGAACAAAAACAACAGATAATAAAGTAATAATGTTAGAAGATTTATTTAGCGAACAACCAGATATCAATATGAAGAATGATATGTATTGTTTACATATTCCATTAAATGAGATATTGAAGAGAAACACATTTGCTTGGTTTGCAAGTGAATCAACCGAAAATATTATTACAGGTAGAAATTTATTAAGTCAAAAATTTCAAAAGGTATTTCAAATAAATGCATAAATATATGTTATGATATATTTAATTCATTCATATTGTAGTAAATAAAGTAAATTATTTCATATGTTGATTTAGCATAGTTAATTTTATTTTCAATATGTATATTTTGTGATTTACATATTTGTCTAATAATAGTTAAAAATCTTTTATAATTTATTGTCCTTTCTAAATATATTTGTTTTTGTTTAATATAATAATCCTTTACAATTAATAAAAAATTATCAATATCATTATTCAACTGTCCCTTTTTATAACTTTCATTATTAAAAATGAAACATTTTTTTTTGTTATCATATAATGATGTATTTTGTAAAAAAGTTGTTAAAATATTAATATCAAAATTCTTTTTCATAATATATGTCATGTATATAAACATATATTATATATTAGTTGTCTTATAAATAAAATATAAAAATAAGAATATATATACATTTATGGCTGGTGGATTATTAAACTTGGTTGCAAATGGAAATGAAAATATAATTTTGAATGGTAACCCAACCAAAACATTTTTTAAAGCAAAGTATAGCAAATATACAAATTTTGGAATGCAAAAATTTCGCATTGATTATGAAGGGTTACGAACATTAAGATATGCTGAAGAATCGCACTTTCAATTTAAAGTACCAAGATACGGAGATCTGTTAATGAACTCTTTTTTAGTGGTTACTCTACCTACAATATGGAGTCCAATTTATCCACCCCAAGGAGCAGAAGATGTTTGGGCTGGTTATGATTTTAAATGGATAGATAATATTGGTTGTGAAATGATTAAAGAAATATCTGTAACTTGTGGAGGGCAAACATTACAAAAATTTAATGGTTCTTATATTAAAAATATAGTTAAACGAGATTATGATGAAAAGAAACAAAGGTTATTTGATAAAATGACAGGTCACGAAACAAATTTAAATGACCCTGCTAACGCTGACGGTAGAGTAAATGCTTACCCGAATGCGTATTATACTACATCAGAACAAGGTGCTCATCCATCAATTGATGGAAAAAAATTATATATTCCTCTAAATTCTTGGTTTATGAATTCCAGTAAAATCGCATTTCCACTAATAGCGCTCCAATATGCGGAAATATATATTAATGTAACGTTAAGACCAATATATGAATTATACCGGATCCGTGATGTAACAGATAAAGAAAACTTATTCCCATACATTCAACCTGACCTAGTAAGTGATTATATGCAATTTTTTAGATTTATTAATACACCACCGTCGAGAGAATTACGAACCAATGATTATAATGATAAACGTGTAGTATGGAATGCTGATGTCCATATATTATCAACCTACGCATTTATATCAGACGCAGAACAGAAAATGTTTGCTGATACAGAACATAAATACTTATTTAAAGATGTACATACGCATATTTTTAAAAATATTACAGGTAGTCGAAGATTAGAATTGGAAACAACCGGATTAGTATCAAGTTGGATGTTTTATTTTCAACGAAGTGATGTTAATTTGAGAAATGAATGGAGTAATTATACAAATTGGCCATATAATTGGGTTCCTTTCAATATAGATGTACCGCCAATTGAAGATGGTTATAAATATGACGGGTATGACAATAACACAACATATTTTGAAAGTTTCTATAAATCTGGATTTGGCCCAGCAGTTAACCCGAATAACACAGCATCATCATTAATGATAAATGGTGATTATCACGTAGAAAATAAGAAAAGAATAATAACTGATTTTGGGATTTTATTTGATGGTAATTATAGAGAAAAAAATATGAATAGTGAAATTTTTTCATTTATTGAACCTTTTAATTCATCCCAAGGTAGTACAGACTGTGATAATCTTTATCATTATAACTTTTGCATTACAACAAACAATAAAGATTATCAACCCAATGGGGCTATTAACTTAACTAAATTTAATAAAATAGAACTGGAATTTAGCACAATATCGCCACCACTTGATGCGAGTGCTCAAGTATTAACTATATGTGATGATGATGGTAACGTGATAGGAATAAATAAACCAACGTGGAATATGTACAAGTATAATTATGACATGGTTGTATTTGAAGAGAAATATAACATTATTACAGTAACAAATGGTAATTGTGGAATTATGTATGCCCGGTAATATCGGTCATCATTCCAGTGGTTCTTAATGAAACATTACAAATTTTAAATTTAATATTATCTTCTTCGTTATATAATAAATTTTTATGAATTTCACTATTATACGGTTTATCTAATTCATTGTAATCAGTTCTAATAAATGGGTGACTATTACTAGTACTACTATCACTGCCAGGCATTATACTATCTTCATCATTTGCAAAATTTTCGAAAACATTATAATTAATAATATAGTAATATAATCCACAAAATAGAAAGAATAAAAGAATGTAATTATTTTTTGTTAAATACATATTTATTTATTTATACAATAAATAAATATTATCTTTCGTGGATATATTAATATATTTTATATATATTTATTATATATATATAAATTATGTCTGATAAAGAGCAACAAAGTAAAACTTTAGAAGACCCAGACAAAGTAATAGAGAAAGAAAAGGAAACTTCATTTCTTGCACAGTTGAATAATACAGCAAAACAAGCAAAGTCAGATACAAAAAAGCAAGTAGAAGACCTAAAGAATGAAGCAACCGAAGTATATGACAATGCACAAGCATTTGCTGAAAAGCACATGAAAAAGGTTGAAATACTTATATCAAGGGTTGCATATGCAACAGTTGCTTTAATTATTTATTTCACTCACGCAAGTGCATTATGTTATTTATCTATGTCTGTTAATGTAAACAATGGTTTGGGTGGTGTAAAAATGAATGGTCCACCATTTAAACCCCCGCGTTTTACTATGAATAAATGTCCTGAAGAAGACTCATTAAAAGGGTTTTTTGAGAGTATAAGGAATTCGTTAAAGGTCTTTGGTTTTCCCTATAAAAACATGGTTTCCTGCGATAATTTTGCTATGATGAAAGAATCATTTACGCCAGTAAGATTTTCAAGATGGGTTTCAAATACATTGGCGTTTTCATATTCATCCGGGCGAAAATATTTAAATGCTATCTTTTCATTTTTTTCTGATCCAATAACCGCATTTTGGTTGTTGCCAATTTTTGTTCCAATAATATTAATGACAACTTTGATTTTTTCACCACTAACCACTCTTTTTGGTGGATTATTATTAAGTTCCGAAATATTACCGTCCAACTTTTTTGGAATATTTGCTCTAAATCCATTCAGTATGTTTTTTACAGGTATTGCATTTGTTGCAGGAATTATTGGTATACCATTAATAAATACATTCGCTATGTTTGGTAGTGCTTTATTTTTCTTTACAATTTTTCCTTATATTCTAAATGACAAATTCATATTCCCTAAAGACACAAAAATGAAACCATACAGTGGGTTTGGTTTTATATGGGAAAATTTGTCTTACCGATGGGAAACAATATTATTGGCGTGGTTATTAGTGGTTGCTAATATTACTAAAAAAACGTTTGATACTAAAGAAGACTTACAAGCTAAAGTTCTTAACACGAATGGATTAAAAGCGAATGTTCGATTTGATAGTGGTTCGAAATCGCGAGTAAACACAAGTGAGTTGTCAATTGATCCAGATAGTTATTTAACTGTAAATTCGCGTGTAGAAATAAATACAAATCCGCTAGGAACAAATAAGTTAATTGGTGTAATCCGTAAAATAGATACAATCGACGATGAATTAGTTTATACTATATTTGTTGAACATAAAAATAAACCGGATGAAACTTTAAAGGCAATTAAACACTCCAATATTACACCCATCGTAAATAAGGATAATGAAAAGAAAATACGAAAAAATGCACGTGTTATAGTAAATTCAAAATCAACTGCTGGTTCAATAGCATCAAAAGCTATTTATCTCATTGCCTTAGGATGGTTAATATGGATAATATTTAGACATAAAGCATCGTATGTTGTTTTAAGTGTTTTATTGTTTACATTAAAATTTATTATTGAAAATCAAGTAACTATATCTCTAATTATATTATTAAGTGTTTGTATATACTATGGTATTATGTATAAAGATGAAGTTGCTGATGTCGCTGGTGATATTGTAGATAGAATTCCAGCAAAAAAAAAGGTAGACAAGAAGCGAAAGAAGTAGCGTGAATTCAAATTAAATATATATATATATGTATTTCGTAAAGTAAATAAATATAATATAATATAACATATTATATTTATACGATAATGGGTAAAAAGAAACAAAATAATAAGAACAATAAGAAGAATAATAAAGGAGGTGATACACAAAAATTACCATTTGTTAGTGTTTGTACACCAACCTTTAATAGACGCCCGTTTGTTGAAACAATGTTTAAATGTTTTAAACATCAAGATTATCCAATGTCTAGAATTGAATGGATTATTATAGATGATGGTATAGATAAAATAGAAGATTTAATCGAGAAATCAAATATACCACAAATAAAATATTTTAAATATGATACTAAAATGACATTAGGAAAAAAACGTAATTTAATGCACGAAAAATCGTCTGGTTCAATTATAGTTTATATGGATGATGATGATTATTATCCACCAACCCGAATATCACACGCTGTTGAAACACTTAGGGCAAACCCTAGAGCATTGGCATCTGGTTCAAGCATTATTCACGTATATTTCAAACATATAAATAAAATAGTAGAATTTGGTCCATATGGTCCAACTCACGCAACTGCGGGAACATTTGCATTCAAACGTGAATTATTGGATCAAACAAGATACAATGAAGACGCTTCATTGGCCGAAGAAAAGGAGTTTTTGAAAAATTACACAATACCATTTGTTCAATTAGACCCGAGACAGTGTATTCTTGTTTTTAGTCATGAACATAATACATTTGATAAACGTAAACTATTAGAGAATAGAAATCCAAAAATTACTAGAGATATTGATGACCTTGTCAGTAGTTTTGTTAAAGAGAAAGATATATATAATTTTTTTATGAATGATATTGATAAACTATTAGATGAATATGAATATGGAAAACCAAAATATAAACCGGACGTAATAAAACAAACGATAGAGATACAAGCAAAGCGTGATGAAATGATGAAACAACAAATGGAGCAAATGAAAATTCAAGGAAAACGTATAGAAATACAAGATCCAAATAATCCTAATAATAAACGGGAAGCTACTATGGGTGAAGTGGTATCTTTATTTGAAAGTGCTCAGAATAAAGTAAAAGAATTGCAGGCACAAATTGGTGTTCGCATTATGATTACAGATACTAATACTAATTTACAACGCGAAGCAACAATTCAAGAAATTGTTAATTTATGTGAAACTTCAAGAGATAAATGTACACAAATGCAAGACATTATAGTAAAATTGCAGCAAGAAAATAATTTTTTAAAGCAGATTATTCAAAACCCAAACCCAAACCCAAACCCAAACCCAAACCCAAACCCAAACCCAAACAAAATTATTAATTTTCAAACAGACTCTGTTAAAAATTCAATTATAGATAATGGTGTATCACTCGATATATAGAGTTGAAAACAATTACAATAATTATTTGTTCAAACTATTCAATATATTAATTACGTTCGTATTTTTAGAACTATTAGAACTATTAGAACTATTAGAACTATTAGAACTATTAGATACGCTTGTAC